ATTCATTTTTTTCTTTTTATTTTTATATCCTTTTACAATTTCAGAAACGGTAATTTCTTTTTCTGAATCGTTTGTTTCAACAAATCCAATATTATGCATTACTTTACCAGTATTTGGAGATTGCATGTCTGATTTTTCACTTAAAATTATAAGGTCTTCTTCTGGAGAATAAAATACATTTTCCAAATAATTTTTTTGAACATTTTTACTATTTATTTTTTGAATAGAAACAATGTTTGAATTTGGATTTGCTGGATTGTCAACAAGTGACAATTCGTGTAATTCGTATTCTTTTACCACGCGAACTGGTTTGTCATATCCATCAATTTTTTCTACTTCAGAATCCAAAATGTTTCCACCAATTGAAAATCCAGTAAGAATTCCTTCTTGAATTTTGTGCCAGGTGTCTTCTGCACCTTTTGAAACATAGACATCTACATATACCCCGTTGTAAAATTTATTTTCATTGTCATTGTAATATTTGTCTTGTCTAAAATCGGTTACTTTGCCAACTGCCAAAGGAGTGTGTTGTTCACGAACGTTGCCACGAAAGGCTTCAAAAGCCCTTGAAGAAGCATCAGAGGTGATGATGTCATTTTGTCTGTCAACAGAATCAGTGGTTGCCCAGCCAGAAACAATTCTTTTTTCTACGTCAATTTTGCTAATGGGCATACGAAAAGAAATATCGGTGCCAGATGTATTCCAATATGCTTTTGAAAAATTATTCATATCATTCCTATTATATACGTAATTTATACTATTTTATCACATTTTGTAAAATTATAGTACAGATCTACCCTCTCCCCCTGGATTTCTTCCAGTGGTGGTAGAAGCAGAGTCACTTGCATTATCCACCCTCTGCCGATCACGCTCTCTTGTTCCTCTTGTTTGTGCAGTAATTTCAGCCCTTTGTTGTGGCCCAAGAACTACTGGTTCTGAGGCACCTTCACGAACTGGAAGACCCAAACGCTGCCTTACTTCATTTGGAACAATGACTTGTGTTCTTAAGTATCTTTCATCAATTTGGCTTTGAGTTTGCTCATCAGTAAGTGTGAGTTCATTAAACTTCAAAATCAACATATCTGTTTTTTCTTTTACAATTTTGTTTAATGTTTTTTCTAGATTTCTTTGTGCTGGCCTTGCTACCTGTTCTTTAAAAGTACGGTCTGATACAAGAGCTGAAGCTATTGAGATTCCTTGAGAAGATCCAACCTTAGAAAATGGAACCTGATGAGCCATTAAAACATCATCACGGTTTGCCTTGCGATATTTTTCAAATGAACCTTCTTGTACTTGATTCTCAATTGGGTCCATTTTAAATTCTACCTTGTTTTCTGCAGAATCTCCAGGAAGAGGAATATATAAAGTCCTGTGACTTTGGCCCCTTAATCCAGATTGCAAAAATCTAAATAATTTATCTTCTGCGTCTACTGATAATTTAGCACCTTTAAGGGTAACAATATATCTTGGTACCGCTTTGTTTTCAAAATAATCAACATTGTACTTACCAGCTAACGAATCTCCAACCATTGCATTTGCAGCAGCAACAATGTCTGGCACACCATAATAACTAGTCTTTGGAGAATATTTTTTAATGTGAATTAATTCATTTGGTCTTTCATCTATTGTTACTGGATTTACAGCTTTTGTGTCTTGAAAATTTCTAAAAAAGACCACTCTTTGATTTACAATTTGTAAATATCCATCACGTAATCTGCGAACACGAATTGTGGTAGATGGTATGTGCCCAATATATCCAATGTTGCCAACATTAGTTCTTCCAATTTCAATGTATCCATTTCCAGTTGATTCAACATCAGTATAAACTTTTTCTAACACATGGGTAAATGTATCTTCGTCATTCATTTCTTCTAACCACTCTGCAAGCATAGCTTTTGCACGCTCAATTTTTCTTTGTGCCCTCATCAACTGATCTTCATTGTCTGCTTGTTCTAATCTTTCAATTGTTCTATCCGTTGCAATAAATGAATATCCAAGTCCAACAATATTTGCTACTTTAGCAGATATGGCTGCATGATTTGCATAGGAGTTTTCATAAAAATAAGCAAGCTCATCAAGATTGTATGGAGGAACAACAACATCAAAAAGCCCGTATGCAATAGAAACATCTTGCTCTGGAAATAATTGTTTTGACCCAGTTCCATCCACACCAGTATATACTTTTGAAAGTCTGGCGGCACGGCGTTTAAAATTAGCGGAAAGTCCATTATAAGATTTAACCAATTCAGAAGAAACATTAAAAGAATCTTTTTTTTCTACATCAGGTTTTACGATATTGTCAATTTTTGCAATTGCATCAATCGTTTCCATGTTTCTTTATACCCCTTTCTGCATCCATCCATGCACCAAGATCTAATTCGTCTGGAATCATTCCTTGTTTCATTCTATCTACCTGTTCTGAATATTCTTCATTAGATACTCTTCGGCTTCCTGGAAGAAAATGTGGTTCTCCATCTGGTGCACCATAATATCTTGCTGCTCTTGTAATTTTTGCCATTGCCTCAATGTCGCCTTTATGAGCAGGAATATTCATTACGTTTGAATATTGATCTTTAAATATTTCCCCGTTTTTCATTAACCAAACATATAAACCGTCATTACGACGTTTTTGAATGACAGTTAGCTTTGACTTACCCTCATTCATGTACATAATTGTACCATAATTAGCCGCACTCAATAGATTTTAAATAGGTTTGCCGCTAAATTTCTCGTTTTCAAGCCAATCTATGTTAAAGAATCCTTGCACATTCTCGTAATCAATGTCTAATTGGGTAGAATCAGACAAAACAATTTTTGAAAGTCCAAAATATGCATTAAATACATCCTTTCCTCTTTCAACAATTGGAGCCTTTACAAATTGTTGTGCAACATCTAACCAAGAACCTTCACCTATATATTCTCCCCAAGTTTTTTCTAGAATTTGGACCCAAAGATACGGAACAGAAACTGCAGCCAAAACTTCAGAAGATTTTTCAAAAAATATAATGTTATTAAACAAAACATCTTGATACATTTCAAATTGACCAGATATATTATTTAAGAATATACCAGCAGATTGACTTTCTCCAATAATAAGTCTTGAGTCCACGTTTCCAAAAGTAATGGTGGTCTCATTCCATTCCATTGGCTTTATCAATACTTGTGGAACCTTGTTCCCATTTTGATAAAATACTAGATTTCTAGATTCTATTTCTAGTCCTGTTGCAACGTCTATTAATTTTAATACCGCTGACTTATTGTCTAAATTTGGAACAAGATTAAAATCAATTTTAAGTTCTCCAGCATCAATTCTTGCTATTTTTTTAGTGCTAGTAATGTCATAATCTTCTTTGTAAAATGACCAAAATTCTAAAGAAGCAAAATTTACAGAAGCACTTCGTGTTTGATTAATTGGAATTGTAAGACCTCTTGTAAATCCTAACTGATTTGATGGTTCGTAGTCTAGGGTTATAAATCCTGAGTCTGCCGTGTTGTACATATATGTAGTTGAATCTTTATAAATTAAAAATGGGTTCTTGGTTTTAAAGGCATAGGTTACTTCATCTCTTGTAAATGGAAATATTTCTCTACCAGTTTTTGTTCCGATTGAATAAAATCTTGTTTCGTCAAAAGCTAAAGATGCAACAGACATTCTTTGTAATTTTATAGATTTTTTATCAATACTTCTTGTTGACATTTCAATATGAATTCCTAAATGATAGTCTTTGTAATCAACTCCTTCTTTTGGTGGAAAAACAATGCTTCCATCAATGACCTCATATTTAGTTTGTAATACGTCAATTGTGTTGTCAAAATCAACCACTCTGTTATATGGAACAGAGGCTGTTTGAGTATAATTTGTGTAAGGAATTGATCCAACTAACCTATAGTCTTGAAGAGTTAAATAGCTTTTAAGTCTTGCCTCTCCTTGTTCTGCAGTTGGACTTTCATTAATTGCAAGAGGGCCAGGAAAATCAATATTAAATTGAATTAAATCTAAATCTAAATATTGTTGTCCACCCTGAGATATGACCATCTTACCTAAAATTGACAATGGAACATAGCCTTCCCAATATCCAGAACAACCAATTTCTATATCTACCGTTTCATTTGTTTTGTATGGAAGCAAAGAATAATTTCCTACGTAATTTAAAATTGAATCGTTTGAAGATATGGGGGCATTAAAAAATCCATTAGAATCAATATAAGAAGTCAAATCTTTATTGGTAAATAACTTGTTATTAAATGTAAATGAAAATATTTTTCCAGTAAATGTTTTTCCTTCTATTCCGCCTAAATTCATAACAAGATTTTGTGGATTTGCAAAAAAATCTGTTACGTTACTTTCATAATTTGTAGATATTAAATCCATTTTTATACCAGCAGTAAAATATCCACTAGCTGTTTTTGAGGTGAGATTGATGTCTGATCCGTTATTAAATATATAATCAATGCTATACCCTGTTTTTGAAATTTTAAAAGTATTTCCAGATATTTTATTTTTTATTTGAACTAAAATTTGTTCTTCTGCATTGTTTTCATCAGAATAAAAAACGCCAAAAAACGAATTTGCATTAGGAGATATTACGTCTAGTTTACTAAAAAACAAAGTTGGATCAATGTCTGTATATGAAACAGAAGCACTTTCTGGTTTCATACTAAAAAACAAGTTTGTGCTAGCAGATTGAGCCAGATAAGCTTCTTCATAGAAGTCTCTTTCATCATTAATAAAAGCACTAGCACTTGGTCCAAGTATTTGAAGCTCTGGTTTTATATATTCTGGAAACAACAATCTTTGAGAATCAGCGGTAAGATTTGATAAAAATCCAGAACCCCATTTTACCGTTCTTGGATATTCAACATCTCCCGTATATTTTGCAAAAGCGTAATCTGCAAATATATTTTCAGCATTAAAGTTTCCAGCAACAATGTCTGGATATTCAACACCTTGTCCATAAACAAACCTTCGCTTGGCTACTTGATTTGAAACAGCATATGGATAAATTCCAATACAGTCTATTTCATAAGGATAAGTTTTCTCATGTGTAAAAAATCCAAGCCAATCTTTTGCTGATTCTGGAAAACTAATTTCTTCTACATCAATTTGAATTGTAATAACCTCAATGCCGTTTATTAATAAAGATACGTTTGTTGGTGTGTAAACAAAGTCAATTAGCATTGGGCGATACCATTTACCAATAAAATATGATTTAGAATATTTGTTAATTCTTACTGTCAAAAATTCTTCTTCAGCATATAGGCCATCTTGACCAGATAGTGGACCAAATATTTTTAATGGAGTTTGAGATGTGTTGTATATCTTTAACCAAAATTCTGCAGTTAATTGTTTGTATTTACCGTTTTCATTTAAAAATCCTTTTCCTGGGCAAACAACAGATGGCATGTTTTCTGTAATTTGTTTAAACAATTTTGTAACGCTGTTTGCACCGAATACCATTGGCAATCCAGAATTTTCTGCAAGCATTTTGTCATTTTCAAACAAATAGTATCCGTCATTTTCTTGACTAATTCCATAAGAGTCTAGAGTAAAGTATTTTAAAGTTGTGGATGCAGAAGGTAGTAAATCATAAAATGGAACTGAGGCAGAATTTAAAATCGCACCAGTGCTAGTTTCTACGAATGGCTCTGACCATTGACCAAGAGAGGTTCCATTAAAATATGCAACATACTGCGTGCTTGACGATCCTCCAGAAATAAAATTAACTTGAACAAAAGGTTTGATGATTTGACTACTTGGATAGGATATTGTATTTGACAATTGTTGCCAAAGCTGTGGTGTTTCTTCTCTTGGAAAAACTGTTGAAGAAATTACCGAACCACTATTATTTAAAAATCCAATAGAGTAGCTATTTACAAATGTTGATGTTCTTAAAACGTTTGTAAATATAGTTAACGTTGATTTTTCAGAATTAAGACTAGATGTATCAATTCCAGAATCAAATATAAATTTTGAAGAAGTGCTTGCAGAGGTCAATATGTTGCTTTGCATTCCAAAAATTGGATCATTTGGCAACGGGATAGTTTTACTTTGAGCCACTAGACTTGCAGTTTGAACATTTGGAATTAAGGAAGAATTTATAAAAGACCAATCATATCCTTGTTTTGCTGAGGCTGATAAGAGGGAAAGGTATCCTAAATCATCGTCTGCTGACCAAAGGGCTATTGGATTTTCAGCAAACACTCTAGTTGCATATAAATTTGAAACATTTTTAGGCATAAAGACCCCTAATATATTTTAACATAGGGGTTTAAGCGTTTATATCAACTATTTCACAAGAGTCGGCAGTGCATGATAGTTCTTGACTAGCAGAGGTTCCATCCTCTTTCTCATAGTCGCATAATTTAGACCAGTCTATTTCTGTTGGCATTTTTGATACCGCCTCGTCATATTCTTGCTTTGTAATTGCTTGATATGGTGCTTGCCTGTAAGTGTGATCAGATGCTGGCAGAAACGATATGCCGCCAATGGTTCCAAAATTTTCATATACCCAAGCTCCAACGCCAATCCATTCATCTTCTTTTACATTAACGGTTACGCTTGGATTGTGTTCTGTCCAATGATTACGATATGTTTTCCACATTTCTAAATGCTCTTTTGCGGTTAAGTCTGAAGTCACTACGGCATTTTTAGGAGCTTTAATTGGGAAATAAAATACCGTAGTGTCGTTTGGCTTCATAACGTCTGTTTCGTTTGGAATGCCAATGTCTTTTAAAAATTGAGTTAGTGGGTCTTTGTTATCTCCACGAACAGAACGAAGATAGTATTCTGAATACCAAGGATGAACTCCACTTGACACTCCTACTAATTGACTAACGGTTCCACTAGGCTTGACACAGGTAATTGATGTAGATTGCTCGATTCCTAATTTGTCTGCCTCGTTCTTGTTGACCTCAACAGCTTTTAGTCTCATCTCATCAAGCAAAGTTTCTAATTCTTTATTATTTGTGGCGGTAAGTTTATTTCCATAAATACCAGTTAAAGATACCCCTAATAGTCTCTCCTCCTCACAATTGTCTTGCCATACCTTTCTAAGATATTTAAATGATGTAAGGGTTGATTGCCAAGTGCCAAGCAAGGTAGCAATCTCTACTTTTCTCAACAAAGTCTCTTTTGTATCTTCTGGACTAATTACCACTTCTGTTAAATTACAGAATTGATTTGGTCTTAGAATAATTTCTGCACATGGATTTGTTCCTGCAACTTTTGTTGTATTCCTGCGACCAAATTTTTCAACATGCTTTCTTACGCTTTCAATATTAAATATTCCTCTTTCACCAGATTTTGATTCATATAGATTTCTCCATTCACGAAGAAATTGTGCAGTATTTGGTTTTGCATTGTAAACCGCAGAATTATTAGCAAGTGCTCTTTGTGATTGAGTTTCCCACCATTGCCCACTCTTTGCTTTTGCCATTTCAAAATCATCTAGATTAGAAAGAGAGATAAGTGCAGATCGTCTAACACCACCAACAACTACAACCTCACCAATCTTACACATTATGTCATGTGCCTCAATTGGTTTTAATTTGCGTCCTGCAGCATTACGAAATGTTTCAACACAAAATCTGAACAAAGCATCCAGTGGTTCTGGCCCACTTGCACGACCACCAAATGTTTTTAATCTTGCTCCAGCAGGACGAACTTTTGACATGTCCCATTTAGGAATTTGACCTTGATAAAGCAAAGCAACTAATTCCT